GCGGCGTTCCGGTCGGCGTGATCGGTCAGGTAGCCGGCCGGCAGGCCGTGCATCCACTCGGGCAGCAGTGGTGACAGGCGATGTCCGCCACCGCGGCCGGTCGGTTCGGTCGGTTCGGGCGCCGGGCGCGTCATCTCCGACCAGCGCTCGACGGCCGGCGCGTACTCTCCCCAGCGCTCCCCGATGACGGCGCTGGACAGCGCGACGTCGCCGGACGCGATGCCCTGATTCGGACCGCCGTTGGCGGCGTCGCTGGCGCGCGGCGGGGGCAGCAGGCGTAGTGCGTCCCCGAGCGTGCGCCCCCCGATGCCGCCGCGATCGCCCGCCGTGGCGTTGCGCGACCCTCTGACGTCGGCCACGACCGGTGTCGGTAGCAGGCGCACGGCCGCGCCGAGCGGCAGACCCTGGTGGGCGCGACGTAGCGCCTTGCGCTCCCAGTAGGCGGCATCACCCTCGCCGCGCCCGTCGCCGTCGCGGGCGACGGGGGTCGGGAGCAACGGGCCACGCTTGCCGCAGAGGTGACGTTCGGGACTGAGCCGTACGGCTGGTCCGGGCGCGGCACGCAGCCGTCCGATCGCGAACATCCGGTGCCGGCAGTGCGGCGCGCCAACGGCGCACGCGCCGATGATGACCCATGCGACCGCGTAGCCGGCGCCGCGCATCTCGTCCAGGATGCCTTGCCAGGTGGCGCCCTTGAGATGCGTGACCAGTCCTACCGGGTTCTCGGCAACGAACGCGGCCGGCCGCAGTCCGCGCAGCGCGGTCAGGAAGTGCGGCCAGCGCCAGCGCGGGTCAGCCTCGGCACCCCGTCTGCCGGCCTGCGAGATGGCCTGACACGGCGGACCGCCGGCCAGCAGGTCCGGCCGCTCGACAGTCGACCAGTCCTGTGTGTCGTCGCTTCCGATGTTCGGCACGTCCGGATGATGGATCTTGAGTACGTGGCTCGCGTCCGGGTCGACCTCGCAGTGCCAGAGCGTGCGGACGGGAAGGGCCGAAGCCGCTGCGGCGGCCAGCTCTAGCCCTCCGTACCCGCTGTACATCGAACCGATCGTGATGCTCACAGGACATCAAAGGCGAGGTCGCCGGGGTTCCGCTTGGTGCCCCACGCGCGGTGGACGATCGCGGCACCGTGGCCGTCGACGTTCAGGACGACCGAGTTGCCGAGCACGTTGACCACGGCGGCCGTGCGGCCGAGAAACTGGGCGCTGACCGGCGCGACGCTGGTGAGCCGGATCTTCATGCCCCTGGCGATCATCTGACTGTCTCCCTCTGTCTCCGTGTCCCGCTTACAGAACAAGCCTACATGCTTCCATGTAGGCTTGTCAACTACTCCCACCCCATGTCGGCATAGAGCTTGTCGCGCAGGCATGCCGCGTGCAGCTGCCAGCAGCCGCCATCGTGTTTCTTGACCTTGCTGTCCGGTACGGCGTCGAGCACCTTGACGAGGATCTCGGTCTCGTCCGCATCGGCGCACCCGTCGTGCGGGTCGAGGTCCTGGCGCACCATGGCCGCCCGGTCCGGTCGGCCGATCCCGTCATAGATATCCGCGATGACCTGGTCAAGTCCTTCGTTGGCCATCACGCCACGACCAGTAGGACGCTGGGGCAGTGCCACTGAACCTCGCCGCGCGCCGACTCCCACTCGACCCCGATCATGCCGTCCGAGCCAACGTCGTCGACGCGCCCGGTCAGCCCGTCGACCTCGGCGCCGACCGGGTTGAACGTCCGGTATTCGACGGTGGCGCCGGTTGTGATCGGCGTACCGTCGCGATCGCTGATCGCGGTCAATTCGCGAACGTAGGCGGCGATGCTGGCGCAGTCCTCACGGCGGTCGAGGGTGTCCGCGAGGGTCAGCCAGAACCCCGTGCCGCTCCTGTGGTCGGCGCCGCGCCTGGTCACCCGGATCGCGAAAATCCACAGTTCGCCGTTCTCATCGGTCCGGATTTCGACAGCCCGCAACGCGATGCCGTCGTAGCTGAACCGCGCCCGCTGGTCGGCAATGTCAAAGGTGTGGATCGTCGTGAGGCTCATGTCCGTCTCCCTGTCTCCGTGTCCCGCTTGCAAGACAAGCCTACATGCTTCCATGTAGGCTTGTCAAGCGCCCCGGTCAGTGCCTGTCTGCCCCGAGCCTGCATCGTGGACAGAGCGCGATCTCGGCTACCCACGGGCGGCCACAGGGAATGGGCCGTGGCGGCGCCTGTAGCTGGACTTCGACGTCGGAATCATCCGCCCGTAGCCGCTCGGCGCCGGCCAGCGCGCCGAGCGCAGCCCGCGCGGCGCGCGCCAGCGTGGCTGAATGAACGGGACAGTCATCTTCGCTCAGTACGCCGCCGATCGCGTCCTGTATCAACGTGACGTTGCTGTTATCCATCAAGATCAACCCCCAACTCGTTCGCGAGGTCGCGGATGGCGTCGCGGTACCCTGCGCGCCAGATGCTGTCCGCGTGCGCTCCGTACTTGCTGGCGTCGCGCCGCATCCGGCGCAGCGCGCCGACGTAGGCCGGCGCGTCGGCGGTCGCGAGGCAGCCCCGGCCGGGGCAGTGCGCGCCGTGCGTGGTTGCCATGTGCTCGATCCATCGCGCGGCGATCCATGACCAGGATTCCTCTCCCTCCCACGACTCGCCGATCGCGCATTCGAGCGCGGCGTTGATCACGTTGTAGTCCTGCGCGACATCGATCGGATCGGCGTTCCCCCATGGCATGTGCGCGTATTGCATCCCGGGGTGGATCGAACATCCGGTGTCACCGCTGCACTCGCCCGGGTACGTGCTCATCGCGTGTTCCTTTCGAGTAGCTTCACTCCGATGAGCACCAGCGCCGACGTCCGGGTGGTGACCACTCCGTCCGATTCGTCGACGCGACGCCACGGACCGTTGGGACCGGGCGGGTCGGTCTTCCGCCACCCGGACCATATAGTCCTGGCCGCAGGCCAGGATTCGGAGTCCGACGGGATGACCACGGCTCCCACGGGCAGGGCGTTGAGTTCGTCGCCGGTCATCGCGCACCGGCCTTGCCGCCAGGGCACCATGCGTCGATGAACGGCTGTCCCGGCCAGATCTCGGCGTGCTGAGCTTGAGTCCACTTGTGCGCGTGCTCCGGTGTTACCACGCGCTGACACCAGGCGCATTCGCGCTTGGTCGTGGCGTTCATCGCGCACCGACCTTGGAAGCCTCATAGCGCGCCAGCGCGCGGCGACCGCTGTCGTTGATCATGCCGTACGTGGGGCGGGTCGGGTCGTTCAGTGTGATCCACCCGCGTCGACGCAGCGCTCGGAGCATCGTGATACTTGCCTGCCACTCATGGCCGCCGCGCGACAGCAAGCCTGGACGCGTCAGGTTGTCTCGCGCAACGATCAGTTTGCGAGCCTGCGCATCGCTCGGCATGGTCAGGCTGGCGCCGCGGGCCAGGCCGGACGAGCAGCGCTCGGCGGCCGGCAGGGGGCTCGACATCAGTGCGACCGTGGGCGCCTGCGCGGCCCACTCGCGCGCCGTGCGCAGGGCCAGGCTGACCACGTCGGTCGTCAGGTACCGGCCGCTGGCGGTATGCGTGACGGTGTAGACCGGGTGGCCGGCCGGCGCGGTCTCGCGCGTGCCCTCGACCCCATTGGCTCTGAACCACATGGCGTTCATCTCGACTCCCTTGCCCCGTGTCCCGCTTACAGAGCAAGCCTACATGTTTCCATGTAGGCTTGTCAAGTGCCCTAGTCGGAGTCGACCGGAAATTCGGTCTCCCAATTGTCGAACGCTTCCGCCTCCAAACCCGCGATGCGGTTCGCGGCGATCGCCGCATCGCGGTGCACCTGGTGAAAGCGAATCCGGCCAGCCAGGTCGCCATCGCTGGCACTGGGGTACAACTCGGGATCGGCACCCAGGTCGCGCATGTCACGCTCGTGGTATAGCTCGTCAAGGATCTCCTGGGGGTCGCGCTGTTCGATCCGCCGGCCGGTGCGCTTGTCGAATGCCATGACGTCCATCTCCCTGTCTCCGTGTCCCGCTTGCAAGACAAGCCTACATGCTTCTATGTAAGCTTGTCAAGCGCCAGAGGTCGATGCCGTTGACTGCCTCGGCGAGCGCCGACCATGCCCCATCGGGCGCCGGACACGGACCGACAAAGTCATCACCGCGCAACGCGACGGGACGGGGCAGGGCGGCGTCGATCGCGGCGCGGTATTCGTCGACGACGGCCGGCACGTCGTAGCCGCTCGTGTCGTAGCCGAGCGCGGCGAACACGCTCTCGCGGACGCCGGGACTGCCGGTGATGTCCTGCCACGTCGCGTAGTGCGTCGTCAACGCGCGCCCGCACCCGCGCGCCGGGCGCGCAACTGGGCGCACCGACAGACGCCTTTGCGGTGCCTGGTCACCGTCGCCGCGCTGATGCCGAGCCTGCGTGCCAGGGCGACGTTGCTGGCCGGCCGGTAACCATCATCGAGGTCGACCTTGTCCGCGGCTTCGATCCGGTCGTGGGTGGCCAGTGTCGCGTCGGCGTGTTCGGCGCCGGGGCGGTTGGCCCTCCACCGCTCGTAGGTCGACCGAAGCCAGTACGGGGCGCCAGTGTCGCGCAGTCGGCCGTCCGGCTTCGGCGCGTGACCGCGGGCGACATAGGCACTCCAGGTGCCCTGCCTGATTCCGGCGGCGTGCGCGCACTGCGCCGTGGACATCCGCTCGGCCGACATCAGCCGAGCCTCACGACGAGGTACAGCGCGTAGGCCAGCACGACGGTCAGCGCCGACAGTCGGATCATGGCCTGCTCGCTGGGCGGCACGATGACCGCGGCCAGCGCGCGAGGATGCCACCATGCCACGCGATGGCGACCGCTGTAGTCTTTTGATCTCTTCACGTCCCGAGGCCGGGAGTCGAACCCGGACCTATCGTCCCTTGCTGCCGCGCGCCATCGGGGACGGGTGCTCTGCCGTTGAGCTACCTCGGGTTTGCCGCACGCCGGTCAGGGAACATCTGCCGTGATGTGTCGGGGCAGGTCCGGGCTGGCCGGCGTGCGGGACTCATGGGCGCCTACTGCTGGGGCAGGAAGCGCGCCTTGTCGGCGTCGGGCAGGCCGGCCCATACGTTCGGGTCCCACCCCGGCGGCGCCGCCGGGGTGGCGGGCGCCTGCTGCTGCGCGTTGTACGCCGCGACGGCCGGGTGACTCGGGCTGGCCGGCGGGTAGACAACCTGACCCGTCGGCGGCGGGGGCGGGTAGGCCGCCTGCGGCGGGTACTGGACGGCCTGCTGCTGCGGCGCGGCGCTGTTGTTCGTCGCCTTCCGCCGCGGACCCCCGTTGATCTCCCGCGGCTCAGGGTTGACGAACTGACCCATCGTGATCGCCGTGTAGACCGCGGCCAGTTGCGCGCGGGCCTGGTCGGCCAACTGCGGCTGCGGGTCGCTGACGCCGCCGAGAGCGGCCAGCAGAAACGGGTTGTTGCCCATCATGCCGCGCACGATCCGGCACGGGATCACATTGCCGGGGGTCTGTTCCAGTACCCGCCTGCACTCCTTGACGACTTCCTGATTGTTGCTGATAACGCCGGTCACCAGCGCCGGGAGCGTGTCGAGCTGGTAACAGGCCGGACCGCCGGTACCGTCGGTCGCCTGCGACTCGCCGAACTGGAGCGGTACGGGACCGTCCAGGATCAGGATGTCCATGACGATCGAGTCGGTCTGCGGCTTCCCGCCGAACATCTGGCCGAGGGCCGGCCGGAACTTGACCGGCTTGATTCCGCAGGCACGACCGAGGATCTCGCGGAGCTTGAGCGGCATGCCGCCGCCGCTACCGCCGGTCGGGTCGGAGAACTGCGGCGGACCGGCAACCGCGGCCGGTGCCGCGTACTGCTGCTGAGGCTGCGGGACGTACTGCTGCGGCGCGTAGCCGGGCGGCTGGCCGTAGTACGGCTGTTGCGGTTGCATCGTGTGCCTTTCCTGTCGGGCGTGGTCTCAGAAGCTTACAGCGACGATTGCAGGAATGTCAAGCTAGCGCGGCCCGACCGGGCAGAGCGACTTGACGCCGCACGAGCCGCAGCCGAACCGGTCGGACTTGCTCTTGTTCGGCAGGTACAGGCCTTGACGCTCGGCGATGTCCATTGTGGAGATCAGATACTCGATCTCGTCCCACGGGTGCAACTCGCGCAGGTCCGGGAACTGCGCGTCGGACGCGATCAGTTCGGACGCACCCGCATAGCTGAGCGTGTCGGTCCGGGCGAGCCACCAGGCACCGACGATGCGCGAACCCTGATGGAACCCCCGACCGACGGCCCATGCGTACTGGCCCAGTTGATATGTCGAGGTCGGCGCACTGGCGCCCGATTTGGTGTCGATGATCATGAACGTGTCGTCACGGACCATGACCAGGTCGATGATGTTCTCCACCTTGATGCCGTTCGGATCGTCGACGCCGGTCAGAATCGTCATCGGCAGGCTGACTTCGATTGCGGCTTGGGCGTCCGCCCGTTCGCCAATCGTCGCGATCGTCCAGCCGTCGTCGTGCAGCGCGCGCAGTCGGGCGACCCACCGGCCGACCATGAGCGCACCCTCGACGCGCCACCAGTCGTAGCCCTCGGCACCGGACTTCGCCGCGCGCCAGTCGGACATGCCGACGCCGGGGTGGGCGGCCAGCGTTTCCGAGGTCGACCGTGCGAAGCTCTCGGACCACAGCGCGTCGATGATGGCCTGGTGTCCGATCGCATCGAAGTCGATCGTCCCCGTGTACCACATGCGGTTAACGCGTTCGCAGGCGTAATGGACGGCCGTGCCCCCCACGTTCCACCAGGTAGGCACGTTGTCGAGGTCCGACAGTGCGTACTGGATGCCGCACTGTCGGAACGCGTCCACCTGCGAGTAGGAGCGGTGATCCGCCCCGCGGGCGCGCGCCCGGCCGTGCTCACGGACCTCGGCGAACGTCATGCGTTTCGGTGGCTCGCTCGGGTCGGTGAACCGCACGGACGCCACGGTGCCGAATCGCTCGGGTCCAAACTCCTGCGGCGGTGCAATGATGCGCTCCATGGATACCTTGTCCTGCGTGGTCTCTGCGGCCGGCCGCCGGCCGGAACGATCGTCGAACAGCGCGATGCATTCCGGGCAGGTCGCGGCGCCGCGGTACCCGCGCAGGCCGCCCTTGCCGCATAGCGTCACATCGGTCGAACCGTATCCGTCAGATGTGACGTGAACCGGCGCGGCGAGAAGGTCAGCTGTTTTCGGTACCGCTGGCAATCCATCCAGGGGCGGATGGACGAAACTGTCTACGACCTGCCGATGTGCGGTTACGCGATCGCCGAACGCGGCGTCGAGCTTGCCGTCGGTGTCCTTGCCAGCCTCGACCGCGAGACGCACCCGCGTCGCGGCGTCGGGCGTGATCGGACCGTCCGGCCAGGCGCCGCGAACCTTGTCGATGTCCGACTGTCCGCGCTCGCTCGGCACGCCGGACGCCGGCTCGCGCTGCGCGGGGTCGTCGAGGTCGATCGGCGGGCGCATCGGCGGGACGTCCTGTTTGATGTGTTCGGTCAGTTCGGCCGTCCAGCGTTCCAGGATGCGCGCCGCCACGGTGTGTGCGTCGCTGCTCGACTTCCAGCCGCTCCTGCGCTGTCCGCTGATGTGGGTCGCCTCAGACAGCAGCTGTTTGGACAGTTCGATCATCACCAGTGCCGGACTGATGCCGGCCGCGTCGTCGCCGGCATTGAGCAGCGCGTCGCACCTCGCCGCGATTCGTTCCGTCGACAGGCGTTTCGCCTCCAATTCACTCGCCCTGCTCACTGTCGACCTCTCCGTAACGTTCGATGATCGTATTGCGGATTCTGCTGGTTGTCGGACCGTACTCTTCGCGGTATCGCTGGCCGTCTTCGAACGCGGCGATAATTAGATCGTCCAGAAGCTTCCTGAGTTCACTCGCCCTGCTCACTGTCGACCTTTCCGCTCGTGAGGTACTGCTCGAATGCGGCGGCGTCGGCCGTAATGATGTGTCCGGCAGTGCCTGGCCGGGCAAGCCGGATTGCCATGTCCAGCGCCTGCATCCGGATGTCCGGCGTCCGGTCGTAGGTCGGCATCGGCAGTAGCGGGAGGGGTGCGGTCTCCTCTGGGCCGGCGGCCATGAGAAGCTGGCGCGCCATCCGGCGCACCTCATCCGGCAGTAATGAGCGACCTTCGTATGCCTGCTGCGTGCCACACCAAACAATGATCTTTCCGTCAGGCTGCGTGGTGATCCCCCACGGATCGTCCGGTCCGCTCAGTTCAGTGCTCATATCTCCTCCAGAATTTCCACTGTGAACTGTCCGCTGAGGATGCGTACCGCGTCGTCCGTCTCCGGTACCAGCACCGTCACCGTGTCGCTCTGCTCGCCACCGAAGATCCGATAAGCCTTCCTGTCATCGGCACGCAGCATCCGTTGCGGGCCGGGTGGCGACGCGACAAGCCACGGGAGTCCGTCGACAACGACGGTCGACCCTTGCTCGACCACGAACCATGGCACCTGAACAACCTTCATGGGTGACACCGCCTCATGTGTCGACGCAGGATCGTTTCATAGTCGGTCCGCCTGTCGGACTGATAGATCACCTGGAATCCGCCGGCCCTGAGTCGTTGAACGCGGTGCTTGTGACCGTAGGTCAGGCCACGTCGCGAAGCCTCGCGCACCGCGTCCAGCCAGTCATCGAATCGCGTCACGTTCCGTCCTTTCCGTGCCCCGCCGGTTGACCGTAGCTGGTGCTTCAACTTGAAGCAAGTTAGAGTGCCTCACATGACTGAGCCGATCAAGAAATCTAAGCAAGGTGTGACGTATCAGGAAGACTCGGACGTGCTGGCGTGGATCGAGGGGGTGCGCCGCGATCTCAGCGCGCGCCGTGGGCGCAACGTCGGGCGCGGCGAGGTGATCCGCTGGCTGACCAGACGGGCGCGGCGCGAACTGGCGGGTACCGCCGTAGCGACCGCATCCGTCGAGGTTTAGAGCCGACGCGACCCCGCCTACCGACAGGCCGGAGCGCGGGGCTGTACGTATCCGTCACGGGGGCAGCGGGCGTACGGTCGGCGGTCCGGGGTGCGGCTGCGGGGCCAGGTCAGGGATCAACGGGTTAGGAGATCCAGGGTGGATGATACCGAAAAACTTCAATTTGTCAAGAAATACCTCGCTTTGGGTTGGGCGCTCGTGCCGTTGCACCACATGCTGGCCGACGGGCACTGTTCGTGCGGTCGCGGCGTACCCGGTCACGTCGACCACAACGGCCAGTCGGACTACGACCCTGACCACGACTACAAACAGGGCGGCAAACATCCGATCGCAGGCAAATGGCAACTCGACGTACGCCGTGACGCCGCGATATGGCTGGAATTCCAGCAGCGTCCGAACGTCGGTATCGCGACCGGCGCGCCGTCCGGGCATTGGGTACTGGACTACGACCCCGCGAACGCCATCGAACCGACCGCCGCATTGGTGGTGCGACTGATGCGTGACGGATTGATGCCGCACGTGGAAACCGGCGGGGGTGGGGAACACTGGCGGTTTGCGATGCCGCCCGATTTCGAGCCGACCAATCGCCGCGGGTCACTGCCGCCCGGACTCGATGTGCGGGGGACCGGCGGCCAGGTGGTCGCGCCACCGAGCGTCAGCGGCAAGGGTGCGTACGTCGAACTGACCGACGCCGCGCCGTACGTGGCGCCGGACTGGCTGCTCGACATGATCCGGCCGGCGGTACCCCTACCAAGAACACCGCCGGCCGGCTGGTCACCCCCGCCCCCGGGGCCAATCATGAACAGCGACGACCGGGGGCAACGATACGCGGCCGGCGCGGTGCGCGAACTGCTGGCCGAACTTGCTTGCGCGGTCGAGGGCACCCGCAACGACACGGCGTTTCGGGTGGCCTGCCGGATGTTCGAACTGATCAACGCGGGATGGGTGCCGCCCGCGGCCGTGCACGACTACTGCGCGGCGGCTGACCAGGCCAACACCGACGGCACGTTCAATGAAGCTGAACAGATAGCCGTCTGGCGCAGCGCACAGCGCCACGTCGGTGACCGACCGGCCGAACTGCCACCGGAATGGACCGACCCGCTACGGGCGGAGGTGTGGCCGGACCCGTCGGCAGGGGTGCTCCCTTTCTCGCCGAGCTCGAGCGGCGCGGCGTCGATGTCAGCCTCGCCCGTCGTGTCGTTCAGCGAGCCCGGGACGATCTCTGGTGGCTCTGGAATCCAGCCCAACGGTACGTCGCGGCTCAGTACCGATACGCCAATGTCGCCGGATATTTCCGCAACATCAACCCTCACTGACCCAGCGGTCGCGGCATGGGAAGCGGCCGTCCAGCGTGAGGTCAACCGGGAACTTGTCCGCGACGCCGCGCGGGAGCGCGTGCGGACGCTGCGGGCGGGCGACGTCGGGACCTCGGCGGACGCGCTGGACGGCGAATGGCTCGACATCGATGGCGTGCTGGCCCTGCCAGCGCTGGAACCACTCGTCGACGGCATGCTGTTCCTGGACAGCCTCGCGCGGATCAACGGGCCGTCCGGGCACGGCAAGAGCTTCGTGGCGATCGACCTGGCGCTACGGGCGGCCCGGGGGATGCCGTGGGCCGGCAGGGCGGTGCGGCAGGTGCGGGTCGGCTACGTGGTGGCCGAGGGTGCCCGTGGCATCGGCACCCGGATACGTGCCTGGGAAGCGCGGCACGGGCCGGTGGACCGGTCGACGATCCGGCTGCTCGCCCGGCCGGTGCAGATGCTCGGCGTCGAGTGGACGGCGTTCGTGGAATCCTGCCGCCGGGCGGCGTTGGAGTTGATTATCATCGACACGCAGGCGCGCGCCACCGAGGGCATCGACGAGGTGGACCGCGCGGAGATGTCGCGCCTGGTCGCGGCTGCCGAGCTCCTGCGCAGGGCGACCGGCGCGTGCGTGCTGCTCGTCCACCACACGCCACAGAAGGGCGACGACGGGCGCGGGCATACCGAGGTCAAAGGCGCCCTCCAGAGTGAGTTGCTGGCGCGCAAGGCCGGCCGGACGATCACCCTCACGTCGCGCAAGCAAAAGGATCATGAAGACTTCGAGGACATTCTGTTTGATCTTGTCGATGTGCCCGCACCGCCGGCCGCCATGGTGCCGGGGTTCAGTGAGCCGGACGATCCGATGGTCGTCGGCGTGGTACCGGTGTGGCGCGGCGACGCGACGGCGCCGGCCGCCGACGGGCCGCGGGAACCGCTCGGCAAGGCGCGGGCGCGGGCGCTGTGGACGGCCGTCCACTCGCGCTACAACCCCGGCATGGGCGGTACGTACGCCGAGATCCGGGCCGCCTGGACGGACGACATCTGGACAGGACCGACCGGCACGGGTCCGGACGGGGCCGCCTGGCGGCGTGCGTGGGCGCGTGCGTGGGCTGACCTGATTCAGCGGGGGCTGCTCGCCAAGGCGCACGGCGCGAGTCGGTTCAAGGTGGTCGAGTTGGCCGACCAGTCCGCCGACGGGGTGCTCACCCCGAACCGCGACGAGGATGACCAGTTGATATCCGAGGGTCCGACCGGGTTTGAAGTGATTTTGACGGATATCACCGAGGTTGAGAAGCGAATGTGACTCTCCGTTTCGTGACCAAGATCGGAACCAACTGCCCAGTTTCGTGACCACTACTTTCTGTGCATACTCGTGACCAAGATCGGAACCACTCGTGACCAAGATCAACGGATTTGCGTTTATGCAGGTCAAGCCTCGTGACAAAGATCGGAACCGTCGTGACCAAGATTATTTGAACCCTCAGAACCACTCGTGACCAGATCTCGTGACAGGGGGGTCTCTCTCCCCCGTAAGGGAACGGGGGAGAGACCCCATCGGCACGAGAGACGGTGGGTGACGACGACGGGAGGTGAGAAAGAGTAGAAACCCAAGAAAGTTCTAGGTAGAGTCTGAGGCTATGACTAGAGACTCGGCAAAAGTGATGGCGAAACGTAGGCAATTCATGACAACATCACTGGACGAAGACAAAGCGCCCAGAATGGCGCCGGCGCTGTGCGCCATCCGGGATCTGCTCTGCGACATGGAGTGGCATCCGCACGACGAACTGATCGAGGTGGCGGACGACGCTTCCGATCTGGCGCTGGACACCGTCCGGGCCAGGATCTGCGAAGCGGTCGCTGTGGGGTTCGTCGAGAAGCGCGGAACCTACTTGCCGCAACGCCGGCTGTCCGATGGCCGCGTTCAGCGCGCCCGGGACAGCCGGGAGTATCGATTGATCGACTGGCCGCTACCGTGGTGAGCCACCGTACGGGAGTCTGGCTGATCGCCGGTACGGCACTCGGGCAGCCGTACCCCTGTCGGTGCCGGGAGCGGGGCGGCCGGGACTGCGGTAGCCACTGGTGCCCCTGTTTCGGCCGGACGGATCTGCGTGGACTGACGCCGGCATGTTGCGGCGTACGCGCCTACCTCGCTACGATCCAACGATGAACGGAAACAAGGCGGTCAACGTGGCGTTGCCGGTCGCGGTTGCCGAACGGCTACGACGCGAGGCTTTCGAGGCCCGGGTGAGCCAGGGGTCGATCGTGGCTGACGCGCTGGCGGCGCTGTGGGAGCGCGCTGCGGTCGAGACGGTGATCCGGATCGAGCGTGCGATCACCGATCCGTCGACGCGGGTGCGGCGCGAACGTCCGAAGCGCAGGGACGGGTGAGCCGCCACACGCTGCGCCCGTACCAGCGTGAAGCCGTTGATGCGGTACGGGCGGCATGGTCCGGTGGCATGCGGCGGCCGGCGCTGGTGCTGCCGACCGGTGAGGGCAAGACGACGGTGTTCACCTCGGTTATCGAGGAGTGGCTGGCCGACAACCCACGCCGACGCGCGCTGATCGTGGCGCACCGACGCGAGTTGATCGAGCAGGCGGCCAACCGCGTGCGCCGCAACATGCCGGGGGTACCGGTCGGCGTGGTCATGGCCGGTCGTAACGACACGCTGCCCCGGGCGCTGGTCGGCAGTGTGCAGACGCTGGCCAGCGCCCGACGGCGCGACATGCTGCGCAACGTGGGGTTGATCGTCGTCGACGAGGCACACCGTGCCGCCGCACGGTCGTATGTGTCGGTGTTGGAGCACTGGCCCGACGCGGTGGCGCTCGGTGTGACCGCCACCATGAGCCGCTCCGACGATCTGGCGCTCGGCGATATCTGGCAGGACGTCGTCTACCGCCGCACCATCGGTCAGGCGATCCGCGGTGAGGGCAACCACGGCCGACCGACACTGGTCCGGCCGGTCGGCATCAAGGTCACCGTCGATGATCTCGACCTGCGCCGGGTCAAAGTCCAGTCGGGCGACTACCAGGACGGCGCACTCGGCCGGGCGTTGTCCGATTCGATGGCGCCGCAGATGATCGCCAAGGCGTATCGCGAACAATGCCCGGATCGTCAGGGAATCATCTTTGCGCCGACCGTCGACAGCGCCCGCGTGATCATGGAAGCGATGGACGCTCAGGGGTTCTCTGCGGCTCTGGTGCATGGCGGGACACCGGAGAGGGAGCGTTCGGCCGTCCTGGACGACTACAGGGCCGGCAGGACGCAGGTCCTGTGCAACTGCGCGATATTCACGGAGGGTACCGACCTCCCGATGACCGGCGTCATCGTCATAGCGCGACCGACCAAGCACTCAGGGTTGTACATCCAGATGGTCGGGCGCGGCGCGCGGCTCTGGTGCCCGGTCCATCAGGACAACCCGGGCTCGCCCGGGTTCGCGTGCTGCGATCAGATGAAAACGGACTTTCTGGTACTCGACGTGGCCGGCGCGGCGGCGCGGCACTCACTGGACGCACGGATCGAACTGTTCGGGGTCGAAGCCGCGGAAGCGCTCGAAGCCGAGGACGTCGATCCGGCCGACGTCGAGCCGGAGGACCTCGGGATCGAGCCCGGCGGGCCGCTGGATTTCGACCGCGACGGCGTTGCCGAGGTCAACGGCAAGCTGGTTTTCACCGTGGTCGATCTGTTCGCGGCGTCGGAGACGGCGTGGTCGCGGACGCCGCGGGGGGTGTGGTTTTTCCCGGGCCGCGAACGGTTCGTCTGTATCCTGCCGGCCGACCCCGCGCGGGGTGGCGGTCATGACGTCGTGAGCGTCAACCGCTGGGGTGCCGGTTGCGATCCGGTCGCACTGAACGTTGCCGGCATCGCCGAGGCCATGCGGGTCGGCGAGAGCGTGATCGACCATGCGGACCGGACGATGGCGCGCAGGTCGCCTCGTGGCTGGCGCGCCGGCCGTCCGAGTCGGAAGATGCTGGGCTACGCGGAGCGTCTCGGACTGATGGTGCCGCTCGGCTGCGGTGCCGGTGAGGTGTCGGAAATGATCACCAGCGAGGAAGCGACCCGACGTATCGACGCCCGGTTGCTACCGTCGCTCCCGTGGGTGCGGTACGGTTGACAATCCTACAGCACGTGCTGTAGGATGATGATTTCATGCGGGACCGAAACGAACGGAGAACAGGCGTGGACAGGGTTCTGATCCGGATGGAACATGATGGCAAGTTCATCGAGCTTGACGAATCGGTGCTGGCCGATGTCCAGTTGCGCGCAACTGGCGATGGCGGCGCGGACGGCCAGTTGCTGCGTATCGAACTCGTGGCAACCATAACGCGTGAGGCTTTCCGGTGGTGTTACATCGGGTCGGATCTCGGCGTGCCGGATCTCGACGTGCCGGACTGGAACCATCACCCCTATGGCGATCAGCAGGCGCGCACGACAATCACGACGCTGATCGGTGTCGTCAATGCGCTGACCGACCGGCTGCGCGCGAAGGGCGTCGTGTGATGGCGAAAGCGCCGGTTCCCGACACGTCATGGGGCAAGCCGTCCTGCGACTTCGGGCTGTCCACCGTGGTCATGGTGGCGTGGGTCATGCTCACCCACGTCGGTGCGATGTGGCGTTGGGTGACGCGGAGTGAGTTGCCGTGACCGTCATCTGGCGGCATCGGCCGTTGATTCCGTTGTACGGCGCGCTGATCGGGTGCGCGAAGTGCTGGCGCGTGGTGGGTTTCCGGTGCGGCGATGTCACGTTCGCCGGCCGCAGTCCATGCCGACCCAACGCCGAGATCACAGCGCTCGCCGAATACTACTGGCGCAAGTTGCGCACGCCGGGAACCGGGGCGGCCGACGTCGAGCGCATCGTGTCGGAGTTCCGCGAGGCACTGAAAGGTCAGGGTCGACACATGGCGGCACCGATCGGATCGGACGGGGGGCGCCATGCGTCGGGTGATTGATGTGTTCGTGCCCGGCATTCCGGTCACGAAGGGCTCGGTCAACGTCGGTCGTCAGGGTCAGGTGCGACAGGCGGCGCGCGGGTATGCGGCGTGGTCGGACGCGGTTCGTCGCGCATGTGACCTCGTCGAGAACCGGAAGATGGCCGTACAGCGCGACGAGGGTGCGATGATCCGGTGCCGGTTCTGGGTACCGGTCGACAGCAACGCCGATGTCTATGGCGGGATCTGGGCGCCCGGGGCGCGCGACGGTGACAAGCTGGACCGTGCGGTCTGGGATGCCGTCACCAGGGCCGGACTGTGGCAGGACGACGCGCAGGTTGTCGAGTGGGCGGGGTCGCGACGCTGGGCCGACACCGAACGCGTGCCGGGTGTCCACATCGGAGTGTGGGCATTGTCGCCGGACGACATGGCTTGGGACGGGGCGCCGGTAGTGGATTCCCGAAAGGCTTACCGACGGGCGATGTACGGTGCCGAGGCAACGGGTTGACGACGGCGTACGGGGCGCGTCGTGGCCGAGCGACGCCACGGCGCGCCAGCGCTGGTACGACCGGGAGTTGCCTCGCCACACACCGACCAAACCGCATGTCGGTCTGGTCGAGGAGTGGCGGTTGGACGACCCGCGGCTGACGGTCGGGATGCGCAAGGTCCGCGACGCCATCGTGACGTCAGGCCGACCGTGCGGCGTGCTGCACACGGTGGCGCTAGGGCCGGACGGCAGGGCGATCGAGACGGTCAGTGTCCAGGCGCCCGGCCTGGTCGCATTCTTCGACCGGCACGAGCGTGTGCACCGGCCGTCGTTGCGCCGGACCAGGGATGGCCGACCGACGCCCTTCCGGCCGGGTTCGACGGTGACGTGGACGGGGGTCGGGATCATCCGAGCGGGACGCAAACTGACAGTGACCGCATTATGCGAATTGTTGAGACAACATCCGATTACGGAGGACAGGTCATGAGTGCGCAGATTCAGCTTGGCGGGGCGATCGTCAGGGATCCCGAGGGCAATCATCACGTTCAGTTCGATGTCGCGCTCGGGCCATTGTGCCAGCGGCTGGTGATGCGGCCGGATTTCGCCCGCCAGTACCTCACATGGCTGAACGAATCCCTGCCGGCGCTGATCGAGGAAGCGGAACGCAACGACAACATGAAGGGGTTCCAGGTCGTCACCGACCTGCCGACCCTACCGCCGATCACAGGCATGAACGGTCATGGTCGCAACTAGGGCCGGCACGGCGTTGCTGGCGCTCGTGCTGCTGGCCGGATGCGATCCGGACGACATCGGCCCGGGGCAGAAACCGCTCCCGCCCCGGGCGCCGGTCAGTGGCACGCCGAGGGTCGGCTACCCGGTCCGGCCGGGTGACAGTTGCGCGCCGGCCGGCGCGACCGCGCATACCTCGACCGGCGCCACGGTGACCTGCGGGCGTCACGGTGGTCTCGATCACGACACGTGGGGATGACGATGCCTGAGATCGACGTCGAGGGTCGTTGGTACGGGGAGCGGGAGACCCAGGCTTACTTCGAGCCAACCACGCTGGGAGAGTCGATCAAGCTGCTGCGCGGTCGGTCGTGGCTGTGCGCGTGCATCGGTCCGCCGGCCTGCTGCGTGGATGCGTACGTGCACGCCCGGGTCATGCGGCGCGCGGCGCACATCCTAGTGAAGATGGTTGCCGAGGTTGCCGCCCGCTAAGATCGGCGCGACGGGGGAGCGGAGGCCGGCATGGGTGACACTAGGCGCATTCCTGACGCGGTGCGTCAAGCCATCATCGCCGATGCTCGCCGCACACAGGGGACGTCCAAAGGGTCGGTGCGCCAGGTTGCCGCACGTCACGGCGTTTCGCAGGCCAGCGTGCGGCGCATCGTGGCCAACGAAAGCAACCTTCCGGGGTTTGGCGCACCCGAGACACGGGCCAAGATGCAAAACGGTATTGAGGCGACGAAACAAAGCGCGGCGGATAAGCGCGCGAGGCTTGCGGAGATGTTCGCCGATGCCGCTATCCGGGCACTTGAGGATGAGCGCGCGGACACCTGTGAGGTGTTCAACTTCGGCGGTAAAGACAATACGTTCGAAATACGTCGGGTCAATTTCGTGCCGGTCAAGGAGCGCCAGATCCTGATGACCGCGGCGGCTATCGCGGCGGACAAACACAAGATGCTCGACCAGTACGACAGCGACGCCGCCCGTGGCAATGACATGGATTTGTTCCTGCGGCACATGATGGGCCTTGATGGCGCGGTTTGAGCCGCTGACCGGCAAGCTCCGCGAGGCGGCTCAACTCGCGACGGCGCCCGGCAACCTCCTGGAGGGCGCGGTCAGGTCCGGCAAGACGGTCGCCTCGCTCGTGATCTGGTTGTGGTGGATGCGCACCTTGCCGCCGGGCGAGGTGGCCATGGTCGGCAAGACGCAGCACACCCTCAAGCGGAACATCCTTGACCTGCTGGTGGCCATGATCGGTCCGAACCGGTGCAAGGTCAACATGGGAACCGGGACGGCCACCATCCTGGGGCGTACCGTCCACCTGCTCAGCGCCAACGACGAATCGGCCGTCGCCAAGATTCAGGGCATGACCCTGGTCGCCTGGTATGGCGATGAATTGCCGACCTGGCCGGAATCGGTGTTCAACATGCTGCGCACGCGTTGCTCCGTGCCGGGCGCGCGCTGGCTGGCCACCGGCAACCCGGCTAGCAGCACGCATTACCTCAAGACAGAATGGATTGACAAGGCCCAATTCCACTTGACCCGGGACGGTGAGGCCGTCCACCGTTATGGCGACGACGCCAAAGAATGCAATGTGTTCTCATTCAAGATTCGCGACAATCCGTGGCTGGCCGAGGATTTCATCCGGCGCCTGGAACGCGAATACGTCGGCATGTTCTATCGCCGGATGATTCTCGGCGAATGGTGCATGGCCGAGGGTGCGATATTCAGCGAATGGGACGAGGATCGTAACGTCATGCCGCGCGCCAAGATGCCAGCGATGACGGAGTGGTTGGCCAACGGGGTCGACTACGGCACGAGCAACCCGTTCCACACCGCGATGCTGGCGCTCGGTCCGGACCTGCGCGCGCCCGGCGAGCACGCACTGTACGTAACCGACGAGTGGCGTTGGGACAGCCGCGCGCAGCGCCGGCAGTTGTCCGACGTCGAATACAGCGAGCGTCATCGCAGGTGGCTACGCGACATCAGCCTGCCGGGCACGCATGGCGACGTGCGCGGGATCATGCCGGAGATGGTCGCGGTGGACCCGTCGGCGGCGTCGTACCGCGTCCAGCTGTACCGCGACGGATTGCCGACGGTCGCGGCTGACAATGAGGTGCTCGACTCGCTCCGGGTCGCCGGCTCACTGATTGCCGCTGGAAAGATCATCGTCGCTGAGGAGTGTCCCGCGCTGTTGGGCGAGATTCCCGGGTACGTGTGGGACGACAAGGCAGCCAAGCTGGGTAGGGAAGAGCCGGTCAAGGCGGCCGACCACGGCATTGACGCCGCGCTGCGATATGCGCCCTACTCCTCGCGCCATCTCTGGCACGATGCCATCTGGGAACCGGCCGGCGCCGCGTAGCCTGTCAGCATGCCGATCACGTACGGGGACAACGCAGCCTGGCCACCGCTGGCCGGCGCGGTCAGTGACATGTTCGCCGAGTACGGCACCTGGTACCGCGGCGACGTGGCCGAGCTCGCCAAGCTGTATCAGGCCGACGCGCAGGGCCGGTTGCACGTGCGCCCGTCACAGCGCGCCAGCGGTCTGTACGGGTGGCTGTCCCGGATGTTCTGGGGACAGCCGACGGTCGGCGGCGTCGACGACATGGAGCGGTTCCACATCCCGGCCGCGGCCAACATCAGCGCGCTGTCGGCCGACCTGCTGTACAGCGAGCGTCCGGCGGTTCGCGTCGACGACGCGAGTGAGGCGACCGACCGGCTACAGGAGATCCTGGAGGACGGCGGCGGGTACGCGGCGTGGGCGCAGTGCGCCGAGCTCGCCAGCGCCTACGGGTCCGCCTACCTGCGTCACTCGGTAGACGTCGCCATCAGCGACTATCCGATCATCGAGGCACTGACGCCGCACTGCGCGCTGCCGGTCTGGCGGTCCGGCCGGCTCGCCGAGGTCACGTTCTGGCGCGTCCTTTCGCACGGCGGTAACGGCGTGCTGCGCTATCTGGAACATCACGAACCCGGCGCGGTCCAGCATCAGCTACGGCTGGGCACGGATGCCGCGCTCGGCAAGCTGGTGCCACTGGTCGCCCACCCCGAGACGGAGCGACTCGCCGCGCTGGCGGGCGACGACGGCGTCATCGCGACCGGCATCCCGCTGCTCGACGTCGTCCACCACCCCAACATCCTGCCGAATCGTGAGTTGCCGGATTCGGCGTACGGGCGCAGCGACTACCAGGGCGCGATCGGTGCGATGCAGGCGCTGGACGAGACGTGGTCGCTCTGGATGGACGCGCTACGGCTCGCCCGGCCGCGCCTGGTCGTGCCGGACAGCTACACCCGGGGGCTCGGGCCGGGCCGGGGCGCGACGTTCGACGCGAGTCAGCGGATCTTCCTGGCGGTCAAGTCGCTCGACCCCAAGCAACCCATGCAGATCGAGCAGGTTGAATTTGAGATCAATGTCGACAAGTACGAGCGGACGTCGGCCGGCAACTGGCGCACGATCGTGCGCAACGCCGGGTTGAGTGCCGACGCGTTCGGCGAGGAAGCGTCGGGCGCGCAGGCGACCGCCACCGAGGTCGGCCAGCGCGGCGCCCGCACGATCGCGACCCGGGCGCGCAAGGCCGACGAGGCGACCCGGGCCGACCAGCGCTCGGCCACGGTGGCGGCCATGCTGGATGCGACGTACTACCGGAGCAAGGGGTCGACCATCGGTGCGCGGGTGCGGATCAAATTCGCCGACGGTGTCACGCCCGACCCCAAGAAAGACGCGGAAATCGTCCAGTTGCTGGACGCCGCCGCGGCCATCTCGCTCCGCACCAAGATCGCGATGGCCCATCCCGACTGGGAGGACGACCAGATTCAGGCGGAAGCGCTCGCCATCGAGGACGAGAAAACGGCCGCCGCGCCGCCGGTTCCGACCGATCCGGGCGCATTCGACGGCGATCCGGTCGAGGTGCCGCCGGCCGACCCCGCCGAGAACGGCAGGGTACCGGCCGGGTTGATCGGCGCATCATGAGCCACGTCGAGCGGTTTCCGCCCGGTCGGCACCCGCTGTGTACCTGTTCCGACTGGATTCCCGACTTCCAGGGCGCACCACCACCCGATCGGTCACAGTGCCAAGGTGGCACCATCGCTCACCCTGAGCCGCTCGATAGTGCGCAACTGCGCGCCATCGTCACCGACCGGCGGGTCTGATCTGTGGCCGACCGCGGCCGGGCGAGCGAGGTGGCGCAGCGTCTCGCCGCGCTGTACGCCCATGCCGAAGCGCTCATCACCGGCTCGATCGCGGCGCGGCTGGTGCGCGGCATCGCGTCGGGCGATTGGGCCGCGCGCCGGATGGTCGAGGTCGGCGCGGTGCGGCGGGAGGCCGAAACGGTGCTGGCCCGCCAGCGCCCGGCCGTCGATGTCGAGGTCCGCCGGATGATCGGCACCGTCTACCGGGGCGACGTCTCGCGCTACGCCGCGCCGTTGTCCGAGCGTCTGCGCGGGGTCGAGCGGCGGGCGGCGCAGGCCGCAGCCGAGGCCTACCGTGGCGCCGTGCTGGCCGGCGGATTGCAACTGACGGGCACCGGACAGACCGAGCTCGGTCGGCGTCGCGGCGTCCAGCGCGCCTTGAATCAGGCCATGGAACAGGGGATCACGGGGTTCATCGACCGTCGCGGCCGGCGCTGGTCGCTGGCCGGCTACGTCGAGATGGCCGCCGCGACAGCCGCTCACGAGGCGCAGATCGCGGGCGAGGTGGCAGCGGTGCGGGCGGCCGGCGGCGTGCTGGTCATCGTCTCGGCCGGTCCGCAGGAGTGCGAGCGTTGCCGGCGCTGGATGGGAAAGGTCCTGACGGTCGACGCGACAGGGCAGGGCGGCGCCGTGCTGGTGATGCCGGCCGAGGGCACGCCCGGCCGTATGGTGACGGTGCGGGTGGCGGGGTCGCTGGCCGAGGCACGCGCCGCCGGCTTGTTTCATCCGCGTTGCCGCTGTCGGATCGGACGGTACCGACCGGGGCTGACCGGGCGGCCGGTGACGCGACCCGACCCCGAAGGACAGAAGGCGCGCGACCGGTTGCGGGCGTTGGAACGTCGCGTACGGGAACTGCGCCAGCGCGAGGCGGCCGCGCTGGACGGCCCGGCGCTGGCGGCCGCACGCGAGGCGCGCAAGACGGCGCAGGCGCGGGTACGCGAACATGTGGCGTCGTCGCAGGCACTCGGCATCCGGCGCGACACACGCCGGGAAAGTCTCAACCTCGGCTTGAGGGTTTCGGGGGTATGATCGCGTCACTGTTACCGGGTGGTGGCAGTTGAGCGAGCCAGGGAGCGCGCGCGTGTTTGTACGACGGGGGAGAACGGTCTACCTGAGGACGGCGCCGGCAGGGCCGGAACCGGTCACGGGTGAGCCGACGGGCGGCGCTCCTGCGCCGACACCGGTAGTACCGGCCGCACCGACGGCCGCGAAGTTCGATCCGAACGACCCGGCGGTCAAGGCGCACATCGACAAGGTGCTGGCGGACGAGCGGAAGCGGATCGCGACCGAGGAAGGCGGCAAGGCTCGGGACAACGCGCGGGCGAGTGCCCGCGACGAGGCTCTGACCAAGATTGCGGAAGCACTCGGTATCAAGCCGGCCGAGGTCGACCCCGCGAAGGTCGCGGCCGACCTGACCTCGGCGCAGGCCGAGGTGCGCGCACTGCGGATCGATCGGGCGATCGATGTCGCGGCACGAGCAGCCAAGGCCGACGAACAGTTGGTCGGCGCGGTACTGCTCAGGGCCGGCAAACTGGCGACGCTCGACCCGACGGCGGCCGACTTCGCGGCCAAGGTTGAGGCGCTCGTGAAAGAGGCGGTCGCGGCCAATCCGCGATTGCTGCTGGAGACCACGCCGCCGGCCGGCGCGCAGGGTCCGGTCAATGGCGGTTTCAACGCGCCGCCAGCGGCCGGTCAGCGACTCGGACTGATCGGCGCGGTAGCGAAACAGCTGGGCAGCCAGCGACCACCCACGTAACAGAGAGAGACGTCTATGCCAATCACCTTGGCGCAGGCGGGCGTAAACACCATCAATGACATCGATTTCGCTGTCATCGACGACTTCCGTCGTAACTCGTGGCTGATGAACAACATCACCTTCGACGACACGGTGGTCCCGGGTACCGGTGGGGCGACCCTCGGATACACCTACGTCCGCAAGCTGACCGGCGCCAGCGCGGCGCCGCGTGCTATCAACACCGAGTACACCCCCGGTCAGGCGACGCGCGCCACCTACAGCGTCACACTCAAGCCCATCGGCGCCAGCTTCGAACTGGACCGAGTGATCGCGCGGCTGGGCGCGGCGGGCACCAACGAAGTCACGTTCCAAATGATGGAAGCGATGGTCGCTGTCCGTGAGCGGTTCGTACGGGAGTTCCTGTACGGAGACACGGCCACCAACGCGAACACCTTCGATGGCCTGTCCAAGGCGCTGACCGGCGCGTCCACCGAGCTCACGACATCGACCAACTGGGTGACGATCGCGACGCAGGCCAACGCGCTACTGGAACTCGACAAGATCGACATCTGGCTGTCCTCGATCGTCCCCACCAAGGTCGGGTCGATGACGCCGGATCAGCCGGGCGGCGTGCCGGCCGGGACCCGGGCGATCCTCGGCAACACCAAGGCGATCACGCAACTCAAGCGGCTCGCCAAGTGGGCGAACATGCTCACGATGACCCGCAATGAGTTCGACCAGGATGTCGAGTCGTACCGCGGCTGGGCGCTGATCGACGTGGGCGACCGGGCGGACGGCAGTTCGCCGATCATCCCGATCACGTCGAACGTGAGCGAGGTCTTCGCGGTCAGCCTCGGACTCGACGCCGCGCATGCGGCCAGCCCCGGCGGACAGCAGTTGGTCAACACGTATTTCCCGGACTGGTCCACGTCCGGCGCGGTCAAGCTCGGTGAAATTGAATTGGGACCGGCGGCGTTCGTGCTCAAGTCGTCCAAGGCGTGCGGCGTGTACCGCAACATCACGGTTCAGTAGGGAGGGGTTGAGATGTCCAAATTCAAGATCATGACCCCGGTTCCCGGCTGGACCGGCAGTGTCGGCGCGGCCGGCACGGAGACGCATTTCATCGACGGTCGCGCCGAGCTTGACGTGACCGACGAGACCACCGCGGGCAGGCTGGCCTACTTCCGGTCGGGCGGCTACGGGATCGAGCCGCTCGACAAGGTCGGCGTTGACGAGGCGATCCGACGGGTCACCATGACGACGGTCCAGGAGTACGCCGAACTCAAGCGCGAGTCGGCCGAGCTCGACCGGGCGGCCGAACTGGACAGCCTGCGCGACGAGGTTGCCCGCAAGCGCGAACGTCAGGTCAAGACAGACGCCGAGGCCGAGCAGGCGCCGGAGGCGACCGGGCGGCCGGCACTGCCGGACCCGCCGGACAGTGACAAGGTGGCCGACTGGCGCGCCTACGCGGTCAAGAACCTCGACGTCACGGACGCGCAGGCCCGGGCCATGAACACGCAGGAACTGCGGGCGCGCTACGACGCCGCCGTGACCGCCCATGAGGGCACAGAGGGTGGTGTGCGATGACCGCCGCGCGTGGTGGCTACAACCGTCGTCTCGGTGACGCATTCGAGTTCCAGAACGTCATGGACCCGTCGTCGGCCGATACGTTCTATCGGAGCAACCTGTCCCGCTTCGGGCTGGCCTCGGTCGCCATTGCCGCTACCGGCATCATGACCAACGCCCGGATCTGGCTCCGTGCCGGCGACGTGATCACCAACATCGGGTTCAGTTCGGGCGGCACGGCCGGCGGCACGCTCACCGCGTGGTGGGTGGCCCTCTACGACGACAGCGCGACCCCCGCGCTGCTGCGTCAGTCGGCTGACCAGGGCTCGGCGGCGCTGGCGGCCAATACCAATTTCACGCTGGCGCTGGCCAGCACGTACACCGTGCCGCGGACCGGCGTGTACCGGGCGGCCATCATGGTCGCCGCGACCACGGTGCCGACCCTGCTCGGTGTGACGTGCGCCAAGGCCGGTCTGGTGACCGGCGAGTCGGCCGTGTCGCAGTCGTCGGGTTCGGGCCTGTCGACCACGGCGCCGGCCACCGTGGCGACGCCGACCGAACTGGTCACGGTCCCCCGGTTCGTTCTGACCTAGGCCCTGCTCGCGGCGTGGTGAGGTCGGCTGTCCACAGGGTTCCTGCCGGGCCTGCGGACAGCCGACCGCCGGAAGGATGGATCGATCGATGACCGTCAACACCAACGGCGGCGGCGTGCCGCTGCTCAGTGCTGAGCGCTGGTGGGTGTGCCCTAACTGCCCGCAGACCGCGGTGACGCGCGAGGCTGCGCCGCACACCCGCTACCACACCTGCTCACGCGGGCCGGCGGCCGGCATGACGATGCCGATGGTGCCGGCTGGTACGCGGTGCAAGATCGAGGCCGCCGAGCGTCAGGACTACGTCGGTCGCGAACTGGTACAGGTCAACGCCGAGGGTCGGCCGGTCATGAGCGTGACGATCACCAGGGACGACGGTCAGGACTGTGCGGTGTACGCGCCGTGCGCGACCGCACGAGCGGAGGACTCATGAGTACTGCCGGCGGCGCGGGTGCCGCATCCGATCCGAGCGTCGAAATCCGGGAGCGACTGACCGCGGTGCCGTCCGATCCCCACGCCGCCGACCGAGCGGCGCTCCAGCTGGAGTTGTACCAAATCCAGCACCGCGTACCGGGCACACCTGAGCATGCCGCGCACCGCGCGCAGTTGCTGCGCCAGGCTCGTGATGCTGATCGAGCATTCGACGCCGCGGTGACCGCGGAAGAGCGCGCGGCGCAGGCACTGGAGGGCGCGCGCGAGGCGCGCAGGGTCGCACGCGATGAAGTCGCGCATGCGATCGAGGCTGTCGACGCGTTCGACCGCGACTACGGCACGCCGGATGATGGGAGCGCCGAGTAATGGCCTGGTCAAACTCCAAGATCTTCCGGCCTATGCTGGCCGACGTGATGGGCAACGTCTGCGCGATGGATCACGACGCGGACAGTTTCAAGGTCGCGCTGTACGACAACGACATCACGCCCGATCAGAACGTCACGGCAGCCAACAGCGCGTACAACGCCGGACAGTGGGTCATCACCGGCAACGAGGTGTCGCAGGCCGTCCAGTGGCCTGCCGGCGGCGTCGCGCTCACCTCCCAGGTGCTCAACAGCGCCACGTCGGCCGTCGTATTCTTCGACGCCGCCGACACGGCGTCGGGCTCGGCGGCGACGCTGGCCAACGTTTATGGCTGCCTGGTGTACGACGACACGCTGACAACACCGGTAGCCGACCAGGGCACTAGCTTCAACTACTTCGGCGGCGCGCAGTCCGTCACCAGCGGTCAGCTCACGGTGGTGTGGCACGCCAATGGGATCTGGCGGTTCACGATATGAGCAGGACGCCGCCGATGCAGATCAACCGGCCGGGCACGGGATGGGGTGAGCCGCCCTACATGGTCGGCCCGTTCGCGGACTATGCGAATCGCGTCATTTCGATGGTGATCGACTTCAATCAGACCACTGGCGAACTGTCCGGTGCGACGACCCACCGCGACGACGGGTGCCTGTACTCCCGCCTGTTGTTCGGGGTCGGCGCCGACGGGTCGCCGGAGGGCGCGCCGCACCAGATGACCTGTCCGGTCGGTGACCGCAACGTCCCCAAGGGTCAGCTGCATGCGGTGGGGCTCGACAACATGACCGACGTGCTGGCCGGACAGATCACCGCCGGCACCTAGACCGGAGGGATGACGCGTGGCCCTGGCGATCGACGCGTCATCACCGGCCGTCGCGACGCAGACCAACGGCGCGACCGCGACCGTCACCAGCGCGTCGTTCACGCCGCCGTCGGGCTCGCTCCTGCTGATCCAGTGGTGCGGCAACAGCACGTCACTGCCGGGCACGCCGACGATCACCGACAACCTCGGCGCGCACCTGACCTACACCCTCCAGGATTGGCAGAGCCGCAACGACTCGCCCACCAAAGACGGTCAGGCGGCGCAGTGGACGGCACCGGTCGCCACGGGCGCGGCGATGACGGTCACGGTGACCAACGCGGCGAGCAGTGGTTTCCGCGAAGCCGCGCTACGCATCACCGTGCTCACCGGCCAGGACGCGTCGCCGGTCGGCACACACGGTAAGGGCGGTTCGGCGAGCAGCGGCGCGCTGGCGCAGAGCGTGACGGGCACGGCCAACGGATCGCAGGCGTTCGGCGCGGCAACCGATTGGGACGCGCTCGGCAGCATGACGGCCGGCACGGGCTGTGCGCTCAACCCGGCCGGCGCGACCGGCACGCCCGGCGGGGCGGTCAGCTACGGGTTCGTCAAGCGCTCGACAGCCGACGGGACCAACGGCGGCTCGACAACACTGAACCTGACCTACGCCGGCACATCGACCAACATCGCATTCGTCTATATCGAGATCAAACCAGCGGCGACCGGCACCAGTGCCAATGCCGAGAATGCCGCCGGGACGGGCGCGGCGGACAACGCGGCGGTCGGCCTCGGCGTCCCGTCGGAGGGTTCAGCAGGGACCGGGGCGGCCGACAATCCGGCGGCATCACTGCGTGCCGGCGCCGAGAACGCCACGGGTACGGGCTCCGCCGACGACGCCGCCGTCACGGCGAGCGGTACGGCCGGCGCCGAGAGCGCCACCGGCACAGGCTCGGCCGACAATGCCGCCGCGCCCGTCTCGGCGTTCGACGGTGGCGCGGTCGGCACGGGCTCGGCCGGCGATGCGACGTCGGCTGTCCAGTGCTTCGCGGAGTGCGCGACAGCGACGGGGGCGGCCGACAATCCCAGCGTCGACGCCGGTTCGAACAACGCGGTACCTGCCGAGGTCGCGACCGGTACGGGTGCGAGTGACAACGCGACGACAACTGTCACATTCAGCGCGGGCAGTGCGGCCGGGACGGGGGCCGCCCCCGATCCGACGGGTGCAGTGGCTTGCGGGACCGACGTAGCGACCGGATCGGGGGCGGCGTCTGATTCTACCGTTGCCACGACGACGCAGGCGAGCGCGGGCAACGCCACGGGCGCGGGCTCGGCCGACAACGCGGGCGCCAGCGTGGGTGCGCCTGCGGGCGACGGTGCCGGCACGGGCTCGGCCGATGACGCCACGGTATCGGCGAGCAGTACCGCGACGGCGCCGGCCGAATGCGCGGAGGGCGTGGGCGCCGCGTACGGGCCGGCCGGCGCCGCCGAGCGCCCGGGGGTGTACGTGCTGAACGCGCGCGCGAGCGCGTACGTACCGGGCGCTCGGTCGGCCGCCTACGCTGGGAGCGCGCGCGCGGCCAGCTACAGCACGGGAGGATCACCATGACGGACGCTCGGCAGGTGGGGGACTGGCGCACTCCCACAATCGATATCAGCGGGGACACAGGGTTGCCCGCGTCCGGCGTCGTCACGCTGGCTGTAACCCGCGGGGACGACACGGTGATCGCTTCGGTGGTGATGACGGCCGGCGCGCCCACGGCTACGGCTACGCCCTGGTCCGGGGAAGCTTACGAACTCACGGTGCCCGGCGAGTGGGTCGAGCGCTTCACGATCACTGGCGACGGCAAGGGCAAGGCGGAGCAACGATTCTGGGTCGAGTCGATCATTGGCGCCACGCCAACCGGCATGCGAGTGTACGCGACCACGACCGACTACGCGGACAGTCCCCTGACGTCGGTGCCGGACGCCAGTCTCGACGTGCGTAAAGCACTACTGATCGCCAGCGCGCGGGTGGATGAAATGCTGAACGGCGCGCGGTACGAGACCAACAGCACGACGCTGCTACCGACCGACGCCGCCGTGACCGTGGCCCTGCGGGATGCGACCGTCGCGCAGGCCGCGTACGCCGTCGAGATCGGTGACCCGTACGGGGTGGGGGCCAGCCAGTATCAGAGTGTCGCCATCGGTGGCGTGTCGCTCGGTGCGTCGTACACCGCGGCCGGCGGCAGTACGCCGGGCCGGTACTCCCCGGCGGCGTTCGACATCCTGCGCGCCGCCGGCCTGACCGGCATGGCGCCGTTGCCCTACGCCTGGTCGGGCGGTATCTGGTAATGGCCGGCATACCCGCGTGGGTGTACGCGAAGCTGGGGCAGGACGTCGCGATCGAGCCGTATACCGGCGTTGCGGGCGACGGGACCGAGCAGTTCGGCGCCGCAGTCACGGTGCGCGCCGTCGTCGAGGAGACCGACGCGACCGACCGGGCGCAGACACCGACCGACGACGCCAAGACGATGGCGGTGCTGCGCTGCGCACTGGCGACCGTCTGCCCAGCGGGGTCGAGGGTGACGCTGACGTCCGGCCGGGTCGGCATCGTGACGCAGGTCAAACGTTGGGACGGCGGTACCACTCCCGCGCCGAGTCATCTTGAGGTCACGATCAGCGGCAACTACGTGCCAAGTTGATCTACGGGTACGCGGTGCGGGATTCGAACCCGCAAGCCGCAGGGAGTTCACGGCAAGCCGCTTTGCGGAGAAATCACGAATTCAATCGTGCGTCGCAACTTATGCCCGAGTCATGCCAATTGCACCAACCGCGCGACCCGTAGGGCTCAAACCTACAGGCTGCGTCAACTCTCTACCTCTACTTGAGGTCGAGGGATGTACGCTGATCACACGCGATCCGCCGGGGTGTCACGCCAAAGCGCTCCCGGCGGGCGCCACAACTCAAGATCCGCAATCCCCACGGGCCGGCAACGGCCCGACGCCAAGAAAGCAAGGGACAGGGTGCGCACTCCGACAACCCTGCCCGCGCGGGCGGGGGCACGATGGCACGGCTGATCAGCCAGCAGGTCGACGGTCCGGTGTTCCGACCGTCCGAACAGCGCGCCTGGGCCACGCGGGTGACCAAAGAGGCCGAGGTTGCCGTTGCGGAGTACGCACTCTGGCGGGTCAAGGGGTACAACGCCGCCGATTTCAAAAACCCGACCGGGCACTACCGGTCGCAGTTGCGCGTGGTGCGGCGCGGCAGGGTCGAGGTCAACGACAGCGGATCAGTCAAAGGTCCGTGGCTTGAGGGCACCGGTTCGCGCAACAAAAAGACGCGGTTCAAAGGCTACTGGCATTGGCGCCGCGCCACGCAGGATGTCAACCGGCAGTCCGTCCGCATCGTCAATGGCGTGGTCGCGCGACGCGTCCGGGAGTTGAACGGATGACGATCAACACTGCCGCCCTGCTCGCCTGGTGCCGGACGCATGCCGGGACGGTGGTCGGTACGCCGGCCGTCCTCGGGCATGAGCCCAAGAGCAGGCTCGACTACGACGCGCTAGGTAGTGCGACGGTGGTCGCGTGCTGGCTCGGCAGTGTCGAGGCACTCCAGGGGCACGGCGGGCTGGCCACCACGGCCGCCCGGGTTGAGCTCACCGTCCGGCTGCATCGCAACGGATTAGGCGATGCGACCGTGATGGATGCCACGGAAGCGGCACTGCTCACCGCGACCGACGCCCTGGTGAACACGTTCTTTTCAGACATCGACGTGGCCGGTAACGGTTGGTTCGACCCCAAGGGCCAGACCGGCGGGCCCTGGAAGGCCGAGACCGGCTATCTCTCGCTGGACAATCAGCTGAACCGGGTGTCGACCATGAGCGTCGGCATCGTGGTCGACGACGCGTGGGGTGAGGTGCTGTAGGTGGGCAAGGGGTCCGGGCTCGGGATGGGTTTCGATGTCGACGGCATCGCGCTGGCCGGCGATATCAACAGCCTCGGCAAGATCGGTGGCGGGCCGGGCGCCACACAGGATCTCACCGGCATCGACAGGAGCGCATACGAACGCGCCGGCCTGTTGCGCTCGGGCGCGCTGGAGTGGGTCAGCTATTTCCACCCGTCGGCCGGCCAGGCTCACCCCAAGTTCAGCGCCCTGCCCACGTCAAATGTCACAGCGACGGTGCGTTTTCCGGGCTCGGCGCTCGGCGATGCGGGTGCCGGCATCGTCGCCAAACAGATCGGCTACGACCCCAAGCGCGGCAAGGACGGCTCGTTGCTGGTCGACATCAAGACCATGTCGGACGGCTTCGGGATCGAATTCGGCCAGCAACTGACGGCCGGCATCCGCACCGACAGCACGGCGACGGCCGGCACCGCCTACGACTACGGCGCGGCCGTCGGGACGACCAACTTCGGTCTCCAGATGTACGTACAGTTGTACGCGTTCACCGGCACCAGCGTGACCATCAAGATTCAGTCGAGCACCGACAACGGTGCCGACGCGTATGCCGATGTGACCGGCGCCACCACCGCGGCGTTGTCGGCCGTCGGCGCGGTGCGCATCCAGACCGGCCCGACGGTCGCGGTCGAGCGCTTCCTGAAAGTTGTCACGACGGGCACTTTCAGCAACGCGCAGTTTCACGTGCTGGCCGTCCGCAATCTCACCGCGACCGCGTTCTGATCGGGAGGGGATCGAACATGCTCAACCGCATCACGCCGGCCGCGCCACATCAGGCTTTCCAGACCTTCCGCGTGTCGGCGCCGCTGGCCACCCACCATCGGCGCGCCACCTGCGCCGAGGTCGACTGCGAGAAGCTGGAACGCGGATTCAGGATCATCAGCGACCCGACCACCGACAAGGGCCGGCGCCAGCGGCATCTGATCATGAACGTCTACCGGCGTCCGTGCACCGCGGTCCGCCGGCCGGACGGTCTGGTCGAGTACGTGTTCGCGCCCGGCACGTCATGTTTCGACAACCACTACCGGCCGCTGTTCCGTGAGCCAATCGCGCTGCTCAGGCTCGGAGACTGGCGCACACCGCGATCGATGCGGCGCACGCGGGCGATGCCGGTGCCGGAATGGCTGGACCGGTTCGGCACCCATCAGCAGCGACTCGCGGAGAGGGCCAACCGTGGGTGACATTCCGTACCACCACTGGCGGGCGCGCTGGCGCGCGTGGCGCAAGGCGACCAAACCTGGACCGCGGGCGCGGTTCGATCTGGCCGACCGCATCCGCATGGCCGACAACGAACTGCTGGCCGAATGGTCAGCCGACCTGGCGCCGGCCGATCGGCGCTGGCTGAACAGACGGGGGAAACGGGCATGGCAAAGCTGCTAGGGAAGTACGCCGCGCAACCGGTATGCGAGGCGCTCGGACTCGATCCGAACATGGTCCGCCGGATCGTCATCGACTACCCGCCGGGCAACGTGGTGATCGCGCACGTCGAGATGTACGCGGATGAACGAATCCTCGCCGTGACGCAGACGTTCGACGGCGTGAAGATCGAAAGAGAATCGAGGGTAGCCGATGGCTAAGCAAACCGGCCTGGCGTGGACGACATGCAGCGTCGACAGTTCGGACGGCACTGTCAGGGCGATCATCAATGACGTGACCGACCTGAGCATCAGCACGCCGCGCGGTGTGCAGGACGTCACCGGCCTGGACAAGAGCGCGTACGAGCGACTCCTGTTGCTGGCCGACATGAGCGTGACGCTGAACGGGGTGGCCAACCTCGGCGCGGTGCCGTCCGCGACCGCGCACGGTGTGTTCGCGACAGTGCCGAGCACGAGCGTCAACCGGACCAGCACGTTCACCATCGGTGGCAAGACGCTCGCCGCGGAGATGCTCTATACCGACTACAGCCTGAGCCGTGCGGCGTCGGGCGAACTGACATGGACCGCGCCCGGCGTGCTGGCCGACGGTACCGTCCCGACGTGGGCTTAGGAGCTTCGATCATGGGGGAAACCACCTACGACGTCGAAGAGATCTACGTCCTGACCTGGGAGGAGAGACCGGGTGCCGAGGTCCGTGCCCGGTCGCTGTCGACCGGCGAACTGCTGGAGTGGTCAGCCAGAGAGGTCGCCCGGCGCGAGGCCGCGACCGACCCGCAGGAGCGGCGCAACGTCGTCTTCCATCACGCCGCGGAGTTCCTGTCAGAGGTGGTCGAAAGCTGGACGCTGACCAGGCGTGGCGAACCGATCCCGGTCACGCCGGAAGGGTGCCTGCTGATCGGGTCACAGTTCCTCATGAAGATCTATCGGGACTACTTCGGCGCGTCGGTCGAGGTGGACGGGGCGAGTGACCTGGGAAAAGACTCGCACTCTGGCGAGCCATACCCGGAGGACTTGCAGACGACGGAAGCGTTGTAACCAAGCCTGCCGAACTGCGGCACGCTGAAACGGTGATCAAACTGTGCGAGCGGTTCAGCTGCCTGCCGAGCCAACTGGACCGGGAACCGGCAACGCTGTCCGGCGGCCGTCCGGGGTTGCTCAAACTGCTGTCGATCATCAAGGCCGGCACGACGGATGACGACGAGGCGAACGACGGGCACGACGAGGGGTGGTGAACGCGGGTGGCCAACGAGGTTCGGATCGTCATTCGGGCTGACAACCGCGGCGACGCGGCCTTTCGTGATGCCACCCGCGATGCCGACCGGCTGGAACACGCGCTCAATGACACGGCCGACGCGGCCGCCCGGGTGGGCGAGGAAGCCACCGAGGCCGGCAATGAGGTCGAAGCTATGGGCGACCAGGCCGGCGGGGCGCTCGACAACGTAGGCGACAGCGCGCAGGGTGCCGGCGGGCTGCTCGGCAGGCTGGGGCCGATCGGCGCGGCGGCCGGCGCCGCCGTCGGCGTGGCCATGGCCGGCGCCGCGATGGCGCTCGGCGCACTCAAGAAAGCTATCGATGCCAGCCTGGAACGCGCGAACGCGCTCGGGCGGATGAAAGCACAACTCCTGCTCGACCCTCGCGAGGCTGCCCGCTACGGCCGGATCGCGGGCCAGGTCTACATGGACAACTGGGGCGAATCGATGGAGGACGCGTCTTCCATCGTCCGCGACGCCGCGCTGTACATCATGCCGACGGCGGCCGTCATGGACGCGGCCATCCAGCCGAGTCTCAAAGTCGTCTCGGAGCGGGTCGCCGCGCTGGCCGCCACCATGGAGGAAGACGGCAAAAAGGTCGCGGTGGCCATTCAGCACATGCTCACCACCGGCATGGCGGACAGCGTCGACGAGGCATTCAATCTGTTGCACGCCGGTATCGCCAAGGGCGTCAACAGTGCTGACGACCTGCTGGACACATTCATCGAATACAGTACGCAGTTTCGCGAATTGGGTATCAACGGCAAAGAGGCTATGGGCCTGATGTCGCAGGGCCTGCAAGCGGGCGCGCGTGATGCCGACACAATGGCCGACGCACTCAAAGAATTGGCCATCAAGACGCAGGAATTCGACAATAAAGCGGCGCAGGACGCTTTCAAAAAGTTGGGAATCAACACCAAGACCGCCAGCCAGGAATTCGCGGCCGGCGGGGCGCGGGCGAAAGCCGCGCTGGATGACATGCTCCAAAAGCTCAATGCCATTAAAGACCCGCTGGAACAACGGGCGCTGGCGATTGCGCTGTTCGGCACCAAGGCCGAGGACCTCGGAAACGCGCTGTTCAACATGGATTTGGCGCAGGCCGCGAAAGACTTCGAGGACATCGGTAGTGCGGCGGACATTGCGGCCGGCCACATGTCCGGGAACGCGTACAGCGCGATCGAGGGGTACCGGCGTCAGTGGGAGATGTTCCAGGCCGACATGGGAGACAAGTTCCTGCCGGTATTCGAGCGTGCGATGGGCTGGATTCAGCGGTTCGCCGATCGCGTGGCGCCGACCGTCGAATACTGGCTGGGGTTGATCAGTAAGAAATGGTCGGAGAACAGCGAGAGTGTCGAGGAGTTCGGCCAGCTGGCGAGCATCGCACTCGGCGTGATGGGTGAGGGTGCGATCGGCGCCGTGCTCAGTGGGTTGAGCATGCTCGTGGACACGATCATCGCCATCGGTGACGCGTGGCGCGCCGGCAAGCGCTGGACGGTGTTCTTTCTGGAGGCGGCACTGAGCGCGTTCGACATGATCCTGAAAGCGGCCAGCCTGGCGTTCGGCTGGATTCCCGGGCTCGGGCCGAAGTTGATCGCGGCCAGCATCCAGTTCGGTCGCTTCCGGGACGAGGCGAACGCCGCGCTGGACGGCATCCTCGACGAGGATGTGCACGTGCGGGTCAAGGTCAGCCAGTCCGGTGACCGGGCGTTCGACCTGCCGGGCGGAAGCGTCACCAACCGTCGGATCATGGGGTCCGGCGGTACCGGCTCAGGATTCGTCATCGCGGGCGACCGCGGTCCCGAGTTGATCGACCTCGGCGCCAGCGGCAAGGTGTACAACAATGAGCAGACGAAGGGCATCCTCGGCGCGCTGAGCACGGGTGCCGGCGGCGCGGGGGTGGCCGCCCTGCGCATCATGTCGGACGGCTCGACACTGGCCGACCTGCTCTTGCAGGAGCTGCGTGGCGGTCGCATCGTGTTCATCGATTCGGTCCGGGGACGGGTTCAGGTCGCATGAGCCTACAGCTACCGGTTCCGGTCAAGATCTATTTCGTGATCGGCGGCGCCGACGTCGATGTGACGTCGTATGTCCAGGGGCTCGGCGGGCGCAACGCCGTCGACATCTTCTGGGGTTTCCGCGACGCCAGCAACTCATTGTCACCGAGCGAGGTGGCATTCCAGATCTTCGATCCCAACGGTGACCTCGATTGGGAGAATCCGTACTCCGCGTATTTCGGGCGGTACGGACTCGGCGCGCAGGTCCGCGTCGAGATCGACGACGGGCACGCGGACACGCTGGTCAGGATGATCGGCCAGCTGACCAGGTTCAACGCGGCCTGGCGCGCGACAGCCGGCGCCGACACCATGGTCGATGTGCTGGTGTCCGGCCTGCGCAGGCAGGACAGCCAGTACACGCAGCCCATCCGGTCGCCGGCCTATCGCGCGCTGGCGCAGGCGGCCGCGCGCGCGTCCATGCTGGTGTACCTGCCGCTGGAGGAAGAGTCGTCGTCGAGTACCGTCGCCTCACCGATCGACGCGCACCCTACGGTGTCGTGGGCCGGCGGCGTCCAGTTCGGGGGGTACGCCGACCACCCCGCCACACCACGGATGGTGACCCTGACGGAGGGCGGCATCATCTTCGTGGTGGCGCCGGCCCATACGGCCAGCACCGAGTACCGGATTGCGGCGACGTGGCACATCCCAGCCGAAGGTCCGGGCGGCGACAACCATGCCTACCGGATGTATTTCTTCGGCGGAACGCTCGACTTCGCGGACGTGGTCATCAGCGACGCGGGCGTGTTGCAGATCTTCGGCTACCGGTCCGGTTCGCAGGTGCACGCGACCACGACCGTGGATTTCTCCGTTGAGTTGCTCGGCACCGACGTCGCAGTGTCGGTCGACTTCGTCCAGAACGGCGCCGACATCGACCTGACCCTGTCGGTCTACCTCGATGCCTCGGCCAGCCAGATAGGCGTCGGGCTGTCGGACACGTGGGCCGCCCGCACCTTCGGCGCCTACCATTCGATCGCCATACAGCAACAGTTCGCAGGGGAATTTTCCGTCGGACACCTGGTGGTGACGACCGATACCGCGTCGCTGGCATCGTTTCTGGAACCGATCGGGTCGGGCGCCTGCGCGTGGCGCGGCTTCGAGGGTGAGGCCGCGGGGTCGCGTATCGCACGGCTACTTGAGGATGCCGGGCTCGGCGTGGAGTATCGCAACGGCAACGGCGGAGTATTCAGTGCGATCAACTCCCCTTTGATGGGACCCCAAGGGGTCGACACCCTGTCGAACCTGCTCGACGAGGCGATCGATGTCGACGGCGGGCTACTGCCCGAACTGCGCGACAGTGCGACGCCCGGCCGGCTGTACTGCGGATGGCAGGGTCTGGTCAATCAGCCGCCCAAGTTCACCCTGATGTACGGGGTGGCCGACGGCGCGCAGGTCGGCACCGAGGGCAGCCTCATGCAACAGGCCGACGACGATTTCGCCCTGGCGTCCGGCATCGTGGTCAACCGGCGCGGCGGCGCGACCTTCGAACTGACACAGGAAGCGGACGGCTACCACTACCACGGCGCCGATCCGAGTGTGGCGGCCGACGGTATCGGCGACCGGATCGCGGGACCCTTCGAGCTCAACCTGTTCAGCGACAACCAACTGCCGCCGGCCGCGGGCTGGCGGCTGCATCTCGCGTCATGGAAGGGTCGCCGGTACCCACAGGTGGTCGTCGACCTGACCCGGTCGGCGCTGTCCGGTAGCGACACGCTGATCGCCGCGGTGCGCAGCGCGTACGTGGGCGACGTGATCCGTATCCGGATGCCCACGACGGGCACGCCGCGCTACCTCGATCAGTACGACCTACGACTAATGATCATGGGATGCACCGAGACGTCCGGCCGGCAGGGTCATGTCTTCCGGTTCGTGTGCCGCAGCGCCGACCCCTGGGAGATCGAAACGGTGGACACGTCAGGCTCGACCCTGTTCCACGGTCGCAACACCACGGACACCTCTTTCCGGCTGTCCACCCACCTCGGCCCGCAATGGTCGGAGGTGACGTCCTACTATCTCCAGGTCTCCGGCGAGGTGGTGAGGCTGGACAGCCTATCCACCGGAACCATCGCGTTCATCGCGGCCGGCACGGCGAGCAGCGCGAACAACGCCAGCACGACGCCCGGCCTACCGGCGGGACTCAACGCCAGCGCTGGTGAGACGCTGGTCCTGGTGAGCGCGATCCGCAACAGCGGCACCGGCACCCCGGACGTGCCGTCCGGCTGGACGCTGCTGGCCGACGCCGGGAACGTCAAGGTCATGGCCCGGCCGTACGAGAGCGGCGTCGTCGCGCCGACATGTACGTATACGGGCGGGGCGGCCAACGCGGACACCTGGTCACGGATCTTCGCGTTTGACGAACTCAGCATGGCCGCGGCCGGCGGCACCAAGAAAGTGCCGGCGCACGCGACACAACTGAACGGGTCGGCACAGAACATCGCCTATCCGGCGCTGAATGTCGAGCGCGACGGCGCGCTGATCCTGTACATCGGCTGGAAACAAGATGACTGGACTTCGGTGGCCACGCTGGCCGGCGCCACCGAGGCCACCGACAGCCCGGTCACCGCAGGCGACGACATGGGAGTCGTGGTCGACTACGCCATCCAGACCACCGCGACCGACATTCCGGCCGGTTCGTTCACCGTGACCGGCGGGATCAGCGCCATCTCCCGCGGCCTGGTGCTGGCGCTGCGCCCGACGCAGGTCGGTACCGTCGTGCGCGGGCTGAACAACGTGAGCGTGTCCCCCGCGGCCGGCGCGGCCGTGCGGATGTGGCGACCAGGAGTGGATGGGCTATGAGCTGGCCGGATCGACCGCTGTCCCGCGGTGGGCTACTGCGCACCGCCCTGGACTATGAGCTACTGCTCGATCAGATCGAGGCGCTCAGTGCCGACCCGGTCGACTGGACACCGACGCTGACCAACCTGACCCTCGGCAGCGGTACGGTAACGGCCAAATACACCAATGCCGGCGGATATGCGCAGTTTTTCTTCAAATTCACCTATGGCGCCGGTTCGGCGGTCGGCACGCAGCCGACCATCAGTCTGCCTTTCAGTATGCCGTCCTACTATGCCAACGCGTACGTTGGAGATGTGAGACTGTTGCATGACGGTGTGTCCGCTTTCCGCGGCGCCGCGCGCTACCTGACCTCGACCACCATCGACGTGATCTACCATCCGTCCGGCGGCACCGAGGCCAACGTCACCAGCACCGCCCCGTTCACCTGGGATGCCAACGACGCCATCATCGTCACGTCCTACCGGATCGGGGTGGCCTGATGGGCGCCAGTCCCGAGTACCCGGACCTGCAATACGTGGTGCCGCGCGCGTACGGCACCGGTCGCGACGGGCGCGGTGTGCAGTACATCGTGATCCACTACACAGCCGGCAGCGAGCGCGCGACGTCGGCCGAGGACGGCGCCGCGTACGACGCGCGCCGGTCGGACGGTACGTCCTGTCATTACTTCCACGACCGGAACAGCACCGTCCAATGTGTACTGACGTACAACCGGGCGAACTCGGCGTTTGCCAAAGGCAACAGACTCGGCATCCAGCACGAACTCTGCGGCACAGCACAGACGCGCGAGGGATGGCTCGATCCGGCCAGCGACGGCACGCTGTGGCGCTGCGCCAAGCAGGCTGCGCGGGACTGCCGGAAGTACGGTATCCCGCCGCGCAGGCTCAGTGTCGCGGAGACGCGGGCGGCCTGGTACGGCGCGGTCAAGCCGAAAGGGTTCGTCGGGCACTGCGACATCACGCTGGCCTACCCGGAGGACGGCGGGGACCACATGGACCCGGGCGCCGCGTTCCCGTGGGACGTGCTGCTGGCGCGGGTGGCCGGCTACCTCAAATACGGGGACAACTGGGATGGAGCGGAAGACATGACGCCGGAACAAGATCTCACCATGCGCGCTGCGGCATGGCGTGAGCACACGATCATCAACGACCTGCCGACCGTCCCCGACGGTGCGCCGGCCGAGATCCGCGGCCAGGAGAACAAGATGCACACCAGGCTCAACCGGATCGAGCAGAAGCTCGATGCGCTGGCGTCGGCCGGCACCGTCGGACTGACCGAACAGCAGGTCGAAGACGCCGCGTTCCGTGCCGCACAGCGCGCAGAAGACAGCTGATCACGCGCTGTAGTCTGTGAGCGTGGGCGCCATCCTGGGTGAGTGGGGAAGCCTGGCCATCCAGGGTGGCGCCGTTGGCATGCTCGGCGCCGTCGTGTTCGCCATTTTCCGTGGTCTACTGGTGCCGCGCGGCACTCTCGATGTGCTACGCGCGGACCTGGAAAAGCGCGTCGCGACCGCGGAGCGGACGGCCGAGCAATGGCGCCAGGCCTACTTCGCGGCCAGCGCGCAGGCGGACGCCCTGATGGTGGTGGCGCGGGTGACGGAGCAGACCATGCGGGCACTGCCGACCGTCATCGTCGACAGCGAACCGGCGCCATGAGTGCCGATCCGCGCAAGCATGACAACGGCGAGCGCGCTGCCACCGACGCCGCCGAGAGTCAGCGCCGGAAGTGGCCCGAAGTCAGCCGACTCGCCGATGTTCTGTCCCGGATACTGGAAGAGAATCACCTCTCACCCAAGATCGCGCAACTGTACCGGGGCGAGTGATGATCATCGGCGAGATTACCAGCACATTGATATTTGTCTTTTTCATCGGCGCCGCGGCGCTGGTGGTCCGCACGCTGCGGCTACGGTGGTGGCGTACCGGCGTCGGCCGGCATGCGGCGTTCACAGCGACGGCCTACCTGCTCGTGGGTGGCCTGGCCGCCGCGACGCAGTTCTGGCCGGACTATCCGGGGCGGCCATGGGTGCGGTTGGGGTGCTGGCTGATCATCGCGATCATCCCCTGGGGCCAGTTCGGGTTGCTCGTCCGGGAGCAACGGCGCTACGCCCGCACGCCGAGAGGGGTGCCGACATGCCCACGTTGCGGACACACCTCCGCGAGTTAGCGGCCGAGCGGGACCGGCGCTATGCCGAGGTCGCGATCGAGCGCGAGAAGGCGCTCATGATCAAAGAACGGGCGGACCGCGCGGCACTGGAACTGGCCCGGGAAATCCAGACGTACAAGGACGAAAAGGCCAACGAACTGCGCAGTCAGATCGAGCGGGAGCGCGGCACGTACGTGACGCAAAGCGATCTCGCCGGGGCGATCGCCCGGCTGGAGGCGCTGATCCAGCCGGCGGCTGACTACGCGAAGTCGCAGGCTGGCCGCGGTCAGGGGATCCACGCCGCCTGGACCATACTGGTGGCAGTCGCCCTGGTCGCGATCGCCGCGCTCGGGCTCGTCCTGACCCGATAGGAGTGGATCATGCGCGTTGCGATCGCCCTGCTCTACCTGGCCGGCGTGCTGTTGCTCGTGCTGGCCGCCTGCGGCGTGCCCTCCCGGGTCAGCCTCGCGCTGCTCGGCGCCGCCTGCGGCATGCTGGCGTTCGCCCTGCCTGCGATCCGCGACGGCTTCGCGTGAACCCCTGGGTCGTCTGGTGGTGCGCGTGGGGGCTGGCCTTCCTGGCCGCCGAGGGCGCGGCACTGTTGAACGAGCGAGACGATGACACGCTGTCCGAACAGTTCTGGCGGGCTTTCAAGGTCTACGATCAGCGGCCGACAAAGCTGGTGATCGCCGGGCGCGTCATACTGGGACTGTTCGGGGTGTGGCTCACCATCCACATGACTTTTGGGACGATGACGCTGAGCCATCCCCTTCCATGGTAGATACCGATCCGTGGCGAGACATCGACAGAGCAGGGGTGCGGCTATGAGCGAGCAGGTCAAGGTGTCGACGGAGGTGGGCGCGGCCGACGTCGTCACGGGGGCGGAGTCCGAACCCCTGCGCGGGCGCGCGCTGTACACGTCGATCGCGGGCGCGCTGGTGGGCGCGGCGGTGTCATTCGGCCTGCCACTCACCGACGCACAGCAGGCGACCGTCACCGTGTTGATCGCGCTTGCCGCGCCGCAGGTGGTCGCGTGGTGGGCGCGCCGGCATGTGAACTCCCCGGCGACGATGCGGAAGATTCTCACCCGCGGCCGATAGCGGTACACTGAGGGTGCCGTGTTCCGTCCAGTTCCACAGCGAAAGTCCCCCTGGGTCGACGACTGGGGGGCTTTCGTGTGTCCGGCATTACGTCAGCTTGGCGTACTTGGCGTAGGTCTTGATGTCCATCCGGTAATCCATCCGTTCCCGGCCGGTTCGCGGGTTGATCCGCCCGGTCGGCACGCTCAGGTGCCGAATCTTCGCGATTCCGATCTCGTGCCAGTGGTTGATCAAGTCATCGGCGATCCCGATGCCGTATCGAGCTTCCAACGCGGCCAGGCCGCCTCCGTGCAGCACGCGATAGGCGTCGGCTTCTGTTGGCCGGCGGAACGGGTTGGTCATGGCGCTCAGTCCTCCAGCGGAACGTAATTGGCAGGGTTGGCGCGCTTCTGCGAGTAGGGGTGCCGGATGATCCGGTCCCATGAGTTCAGCGCGTACCCGGTCCGGAAACCGCCGATCGCGTTGACCAGGTTGACCCGCGTCGCGTGCCCGATCTTGGTCTCTTCGATCGAGGTGACCTTCCACCACTGCTCGCACATCGACGGGTTGGCGTTGGCGATCCGAATGTAGTCACCTACATTGATCGCGCCGCGCAGGACGCGGTACCCGCGGAGGTCTTGTTCGGCCTGTGTGTTCTGCTCGCTGGTCATGGGACAAGCCTACATGCCTTCATGTAGGCTTGTCAACTACGGGACCGCCGGCCAGAGCATCCGGATCGCGGCGGCAGCCTGCGCCGGCACGACGCCGTTGCCGGCGAGTCTGATCGCGGCGTTCCGGTCGGCGTGATCGGTCAGGTAGCCGGCCGGCAGGCCGTGCATCCACTCGGGCAGCAGTGGTGACAGGCGATGTCCGCCACCGCGGCCGGTCGGTTCGGTCGGTTCGGGC